GCCGTGATGAATGACCGGTACAGTGCGCTGACTCATGCAGTAACGTGCTGTAGTAACACTCAGTCGCAGTCGATGTTTTGGTTGCGATGAACTGATCACGTTCCGGCATATGGATGAAGTCATTGGCCGGCTGATAATAAGCGCCACCCTCCGTGCTATGACGTATGTCAAAGCCAAGGTTAGTGACGTACTGGTCAACAGCTTCCAGTCGCTCAGTGAGATCAACTCTCTCACCCAGTTCAGGTGCAGACCATGACTCGCCAGTCTCAGCATGTAGCACTTGACTCGCAGGGAACACTGAAGCGCCCCTGAAACCAAACATCTTGCTGTCGCCGGTTTTCTTATCCTTACCAATCATCGGCACTGATATGCCTACAGACTTGCTACCCTTCTGGACTTGGTAGCCAAGATCAGCCCACTGCTTGTAAGTAGCAACAGTCCGGTAGCCTAGCAAGCCAAGCCACAGTGCATTAAGTCCGCGATAGTGCTTACCGCTTGATGCATTGGTCGGTCTTCCACCAAGTGTCTTAAATGGCATAGTGAAGTCAGAGCCAGTCGCTTGGGCGTCTTTGATCATGTCGATGATTTGAGCCGTGATTGTTTCTTTTATATCTTTTTTCATGTTGTGCCTCCTCAGGCTAGATTAAATAAATACAATTGAACGCCCTCATTGAAGGCGCTCTCAGTGTTTACTCAGTCAAAATGTGGGCAGTCTCTGACGTCTACTGGATCCCAGTCTACGACCTTGGCGGATATCCACCCAGATTGCAGTCTAGGGATCACATAAGCCTCAGCCGTCCACCCTGCGTGATCATCACCCTGAACGATGTAATCTCCATCCTCAGTGACCCACTGGGTCAGTCGGTAATTGTTAGGCAGATATCTGGCTACTTCGTCTCGGCTCGCCCTATCGTTACTTACTTCGATTGTGATCATGTTGTGCCTCCTCAGGCTTAGTTATCTAAGACACTCCGAAGAGTGTTTCGGCCAGTAACTATCTGGCCTCATCAGTTAGAAAAATTTAAATCGGGGAAAAAAGAACCATCACCCCAGTGCCGATTACTCATAGGCATTAAACAAAGGATCAATGAGTTCAACGTAGTTACTCAGATGTTGGTGGTGATGATGTAGATAACCGTTACGGTCACCCATAGGGCGACGATATAGGTTGCTATGTTTGACTCAATAAACGCTTTAAGTAATTTCATGCTTTGCCTCCGCTGATAGCATCGCGACGATCACGCTCATTGAATACAAAAGTTGCACACTCATTGCTAACGTCAGCGCCGTACATGTTCAGGGTTAAGCGACCAAAAAGAATGCTTAAATCTTGCTCACTGTAGGTTGGTAAGTCTTTGATAATTTGAATGCTTAGTGTGTTCATGGTGGCCTCCTCAGGCTTTAAATTGATTTTGTTATGACCTACTGAGTGCAGGTCATAATCAAATCAACTCACTGGGCTGTACTCGCTTGCGCTTTCCAAGGTAGGTTGCCCACCCAGTAGGTTGTTCTGATATTTTCCACTGTGGCCGCTCGAACGCGGTTGCCTCAGCTTACTAGCGTGTCAGATGGCTCGTTGATCCTGAGTACCCATCTTGCTAGCCCAACAACATCACTGTTGGTGTGGAGGTCAATTGTTTTGACTGGCATCACCCACGTACCAGTGGTCTTCGTCTGCCGCGTGTCCTGCGGTGGCTCTCTACTCGCACCGAAGTGCTTTCGCTTGCCTGACTTAACTGTATGTCTATACAGTGGTCTAAAATCTTGCTCAACGAGCAGTTAGGCGAGTGTAATCCATGCTATATCCATTTTGCAAGCAGTTTTTCATTAAGGTACAATAAATCCATGAAACTAATCAGTTTAAAGGCATGCTAGATGATAGCTTTGGAGCAGTGTTAAACGTGGATGTGTTCGAGAAACGCTTGGATCGGATCGAGGCGAAGTTGGACAGTGTTAGCGTGACTCTCACACACCTTGCTCGCATTGATGAGCGCCTCACAGGTGGTCACAAACGCATTGACCGCCATGAACAGCGGCTTGATCTACTTGAAGATCAACAGAGAACCATTGAGACGCGCATCGCTGAGACGATGGGTAAGTCAATGATTGTAGAGCGTGGAGCTTGGGTGGTGTTCGCCGCAGTCATCGCGGGATTAGCCGAAATTTTTTAATCGCGGGAAAAAGGAATTAAGCACCCCAGTGCCGGATTCCCCTAAGGGTAAGTAAACAAATGAAACAGACAGAGACAACAGTAAAGCCAGTAAACCTAAGGCAAGAGAAGTTCGTGATGGAGTATCTGGCAAGCGGCAACGCTACCCAGTCAGCAGAGCGAGCAGGATACACACACCCCAATCATCAGGCATTTCGCCTGTTGTTAAATAATAGTGTAAAGGCGGCCATTGAGTCGAAGAGAGCAGAGTTGATGAGTGATTCGGAGACTAAGTTGGCGTCCTATGTGGCGTCGTTGGAAGCAGAGAGCAGAGATGCTGATCAATCCGGAACGAGAGTGCGAGCCCTTGAACTGCTGATCAAGGTAGTAGGTGGCTTTGCCCCAGAGCAGAAGGAGATACATAGCTATCATGGGGCTTTTTTGGCTGATTTGGACATGGATGAGCCCGACTTGGACGAGCTATTGGTTGATAACTCTAAGGATATCAACGACTTACACTAGAGGGTAAGTACGTTACCTACGAACAGATCATGGTTAACGCCTGATCCAGAGGCCCATGACGGATGCCATCGCGCATGTACTAGAAGGTAGGGGGGGAGTGGCGATCTGAGTTTGGCGACGGTTCGACATGCTGGTTCCATGGGGGTGATATCTGTAAGTAGAGCAAATTATTGACCCCACGGGTTTTGTGACAAAAAGAGGCAAAAAATATGCAACAAATTTTAATGAAACATGAAACCGCCTTGCTATACGTTGATATGGATGAGGATATGTTTGGGAAGTTCATAATACCTCTCATAACGGTATTAAAGTTTGAGGATGATATTTTTTATCTATCTGACCAGCTTGATGAGGCCATCTATTCGTTGATTGATGATTCGCCTGTGGTTAAGGATTTTGAACTGCACATCGTGGATTAGGGGGGCGGTAGTTATAGGACAGCAAACGAAAAAATATACAAAGGAAAATTTTGAAATGACAAATCACAGAGAAACGCGATATGGGAAGGGGGATTTTAGGCGTCCTGAAAACCATGCTAAATTTTCTGACAACTTTGACACAATCTTTGGAAAGGCAAAGGTGCCTAAAAGTGTGCAAAGTGGAAGGCGAGAAGCGCCTAAAAGTGTACAAAGTAAATCTTATGAAACAAATGAGACCGTGCGCGTACAAAACCAAAGTAATGCGGAGTGGCTTGCTGAGTATGAGGAGGCACTGCGTGAAGACGATTTGTCTTGAGCGTTTCTGCTATCACCCAGAGGGTACTTTAGGTGTTATTACAATCGATTCTCAGCGGTTTTATACGATAGAGCGTCCTTGGTTAGATAACGCGCCAAACGTCTCCTGTATCCCTGAGGGGGCGTATCAGACTGGCTGGCGTAAGTCTCCTAAATTTGGTGAGACTTGGCAGATAGAAGATGTTCCAAACCGTACTTATATTTTAATTCACGCGGCAAATTACCCTAAAGATGTACATGGCTGTATTGGTCTTGGTACGTCTTTAATGGGCGATAAAATTGCTGTTAGCCAAAGTAGAGTTGCAGTTGGCCTCTTTGAGGGGTTGACAAGGGAATCTGAATGGCAGTTGGAAGTAAGACATGCGCCCTGTGCGGGGCTGTAAAGACTGCTGACAACTTTAGTGTCAGGCAATCTAGATGTAAGTCATGCCGTGTAGCAGTTAGTAGAGAGTCTAGCAACTCTAGCCTTGAGAATTTTTTACGCATGCGTCTCGCGTCAATGAGGAGTCGTCACCGCCAAAAAAAATTTACCGGAACCGTGATCAACTTTGATGACTTAAAGCGCTTATATGACGATCAGTTAGGCATGTGTGCCATCTCAGGGCTTCCCATGCACATAACAACCGAAGAAACGGATCTATCTGTAAGTCCAGATAGGATAAACAATGAATTAGGCTATATATCAGGCAATGTTCGCCTTGTTTGTAGTCGAGCAAACCTAATGATGAGCGCTATGGATGACGCTCATTTCGTTTGGTGGTGCAGAGCGGTGGTAAACCATAGTGGAAATTGAGCAGTTAGCGGCAAAGCTAAAGGGCAATTTTCCTTTATACGCCAAAAATATCTTAAAAATCGTAACAAAAGAGGGTGATAGCACAGCATTTAAGCTTAATGCGGCCCAACTGTATGTTCACAGCAGGCTTGAATCTCAACTAAAAGAGCAAGGAAATTGCCGAGCATTAGTGCTCAAAGCCCGACAAACGGGTATTTCGACCTACACACAGGGAAGAAACTTCTGGAAAGTGACCCAGAATCGCAATGCTAACGCATTTGTTTTGTCTCACCTTGCGGAATCAACTAACGCAATTTTCAATATGGTGAAATATTTCTATGACAATGTCCCGCATCCGGCGTTTAAACCGCCGCTCGCTAGTCAGTCGGCGTCAACTCTGGTATTTGATGAGATCAACTCAAGATACCGAGTCGGAACAGCAAGATCAACCCAGACCGGACGGGGACAAACAAACAGATTTGTCCACGGCTCTGAAGTGGCGTTCTACCCCCAAGGATCAGACATAGTTGCTGGACTATTACAGACGGTGGGCGGACAAAAATCTGAAGTAATTCTCGAAAGCACCGCTAACGGAGCTGGCGGATGGTTTTATGATCAGGTTATGAAGAGTGTCAGGGGTGAATCTGAGTGGCAAACAATTTTTATTCCGTGGTATTGGATGCCGGAGTATCGCCGTAAGCCCAGCCCTTATTTTGTAGCAACACCAGAAGAGTACGAGCTAGCCCAAAAATATAATTTGGATGACGCCCAGCTCGCCTTCCGAAGATCCAAGCTGGATGAGCTAGGTGGTACTGAGCTTTTTGCTCAAGAATACCCCGCAAATATTTTGGAGTCGTTCTTAACCTCAGGAAGATGCTTTGTTGAGGCTCCAACCTTAAATCGCGCAGAAAATAATTGTTACACGGCAGACTTTAGTGGCGAGTTCTCAGGGGGTCAGCTTATAGAAAGAGCTCATGGGAACTATCAAGAGTGGCAACCTCCAAGCAGGGAGGAAAGTTTTGTTGTTGGGGTGGATGTGGCTGAAGGATTAGCGTATGGAGATTACTCCTGCGCCCAAGTTCTAGACTCAAAAGGAAACCAAGTAGCCTGCTGGCACGGCCATATAGATCCATTTGACTACGGGGCAATGCTCTGCGCGATAGGGAAGCGATTTAACGACGCTTACGTCATCGTTGAAAGGAACAACCATGGACTGACAACCCTTAGAAAAATGCAAGACATGGGGTATCAAAATTTATTTATTGAAAGCTCGGTGGACGGTGCCTACGGGGATCGGCTAACCAAACGTGGCGGCTTCTTAACAACAAGTAAAACTAAGCCGTTAATTATTGACAATTTGGCGAATCTACTTAGACAGGGCGAGAGTGGAGTGGCGGATATTGAGCTCCTAAACGAGTTGCGTACATACATTATTGATGATAAAGGGGCTTTCAATTCCCAGTCAGGATGTTATGATGACAGGGTAATGGCTTATGCCATTGCTCTGCACGGACTTGCTTCTATGCCACGACCTAGGCATCGCGTTATACAAAAGCGATTTAGAACGCTCGACTCTGTGACAGGCTACTAATGATAGAAGATGAAGAATCAGATTTAAAAGAAAATTCACTGGATGGTACGCAGGCTCAAAGCATGCAGAGTCTAGGGTCTCGTCTCGCCGGTACATTCCAAGAATACAAAGACGCTCGCAAAGAGACTGAAAGCGAATGGCTTAAAGATCTTCGCCAATACCAAGGGATGTATGAGCCTGATGTACTTGCTCGCTTATCCGAAGCGTCTGGATCGCGATCAAAAGTATTTGTTGGACTTACTCGAACTAAGGTTATGGCGGCATATAGCCGAATTATTGACCTTTTGTTTCAGCATGGCGATGTATTTTTCTCAGTTTCCCCCACCCCCATTCCGCAAATTGATCCGCTGAAAGCGATGCAAATGCGCCAGATGGCGATGGAACAGATTGCCATAGCAAGCAAACAAGATCCTATGATGAATGAGGATTTAGTTAACGCTAGAATGGAAGAGCTAGAAGAGGAATTTCTTGAGATTGAGAAAGAGATAGCGCAAAAAGCCTCCGAATCAATGACGCTTGATATAGAAGATCAGCTTATAGAGACTAACGCTGAGATGAAACTCAAGGAATCCATACTTGAGTCCTGCATATTCGGAACCGGTGCGGCCAAAGCAGGCACTGTGCGAATAGATAAGAAGCAGTCATATAGTCAAATGCTAGACCCTGAAACGGGAGAGCAAAGGTACGGTCTTTCAGTTATTGAAAGCGTAATGCCTGACGTAGAGTCGGTTAGTATATTTGATTTATATCCAGACCCATACTGTACAACGCTTGATGATTGCGATGGCTTGTTTCGGAGGCATGTTTTAACACGCCGACAGTTCAGGGATCTTGCTGACTTACCTCAATTTGATGCCGACATGGTTAAGTACGTTTTAAAAGTTAATCGTAACGGGAATCATACTGAGGAAGAGCACGAAAAAACCAGAAGGCGTATAGCTGGTATTAACGAAAACTCAGAATCTAACAGATTTGTGGTAATGGAGTACTGGGGAACCATTGATGGTTACGATTTGGAAGAGCACGGCATTGAAATGCCTGAAGGGGCTGACCTGTCAGATGATTACTCAGCATGCGTTTGGTTCTGTGATGGAAAGATATTAAAGGTAATGCTTAACCCCATCGCGGGTTACAAGATTCCTTATCATATATTCCCTTATGAAAGGTCACCACACCAATTCTGGGGTACAGGCGTACCTAGAATGATGCGCGATTCTCAGGGAACTATGAATGCCGCGACAAGAATTTGGCTAGATAACCTAGCTTTATCTTCAGGCCCGATGTGCGAAGTTAATACCGATTTACTTGCCGCTGGTGAAGATCCAACGGACATTCATCCGTGGCGAGTCTTTTTACGAGAAGGTGGTGACGGCTCCATGCCAGCAGTTCGATGGTATCAGCCAGTTGCTAACGCAAATGGACTCAACCAAATAGTGGAGATTTTCCGCCGATTTGCCGATGAGACCACTAGTTTGCCTTCGTATACCCACGGAGAGCAGACCCAAAGTCTTAATAAGACTGCGACAGGAATGTCGATGCTTATGGGTGCGGCAAACATTGCGCTCAAGAGCACAATCAAAAACATTGACGACTTTCTTATTGAGCCAATGATTAAAGCGTTATTCCACTTCAATATGGAGTTTGGGACTAATGAAAAATCAAAAGGCGATTTAAGAATTGTTGCCCGTGGTAGTACCGCGCTGGTTCAGAAAGAAGTTCAAAGTCAGCGATTACTGCAATTTTTATCACTGGTATCAAATGATCAAGATGCTGGATATGTGGATCGTCTTGGCTTGTTGCGTGACATTGCTTCAAGCATGGATATCGATCCGGACGATGTAATTAAGTCAGAAGAGAGGTTGCAAGCTGAACAGCAAGCACAACAACAACAGTTACTCCAAGCTCAAGCTCAACAAGGAGCAATCCCAAGCGGTGTTGCGCCTCAAGGCCCAGCCGGAATGGGTGCTGGTGGAGCAGTTATTCAGTAACCGATTAGAGAGTGCTCAGAATCATTTAGAGCAATCTGACGAAAAGAACTTTAGGTTCGAGCAGGGCAGACTCCAAGAGTTACGCTTCTTCTTGAATCTTGAAAGTGCGGCGAAAGCCGTTCTAGACAAAGCGCGGCTCCCGAAACGGAACACCGTAATCGATTAATAGACTACGAATATCCCCATGTGGGACTCGACAGGATTATGAAATGGCTAGAAGAAATGACCCAGAGCGACTAGAAGCTGAAGCTAAAGAGTTGTACGAGCAAATGACTAAAGGTAAAGAAGGAACCCCAGAGGCAGATCAACCTCTAGAGGATACTCCGGAAGAGCCAGAAGAGTTGCAAGTAGAAGCCCCCGATCCCACGGACAAGGCTGAAACCACAGCAGATGAGGACACAGAAGAAGATTCACAACGCGGCGAACCAGAATCTAATGATGTGATTGCTTTGCAAAAAGCAGAAAAAGCGATGAAGGGCGCACAGGCGAGAATGACTAAAGCAACCCAAGAGACGGCTGACTTGAAGCGGTTAAATGCCGACCTGATCAGAAATCTCACGGAGCTTAAAGGTCAACTTGTGGAGACTCAGAAAGATGACGGAAAGCTGGCAAAAATTAGGGAAGATTATCCTGATTTAGCTGGGCCACTGTTAGACGAACTGAAGAGAACACAAGACGAAGTTGGTAAAGCTAAAGAAGCTTTAGCGGAGCAAGAACAAAGTAAGCATCAAGAGTTAGTGGATAAGGCGCAAGCTGAACACTTTGAGCGTATTAGAGCGTTTCACCCCGACGTTGATCAATTAATTGAATCGGCAGACTGGTTGAACTGGCTTGAAGACGCAGACTTACAGACGAAAGAGTGGATTCAAACTGGCTCGTCTAATGATGTTAATTCTGTACTTAATCTGTTTAAGGCGGACATGGGTGAACCTTCTCCAACGCCGCAAGAGCAGACTTTAGAAAGGGCAAAACAGGTTGCAGAACCTAAAATGCCTAAGGCTCGAAAGTCTAATTTAAAAGGTGATAAGAAATACTGGACAGTCGATGAGATCATGAAGATGCCTAACAATGTATTTGAAAAGCATCAGACTGAAATTCTCAAGGCAATGGAAAGTGGATCAATTCGCCGCTAATCTCTTGTGAGGTAATAAAATGTCTTTTTCACAATTTAGTACGGGTGCTACATCCGAAGTAAATTTTATCCCAGAGGTGTTTTCCAAACTCCTTCAGGCTAAGTTTTACAAAAAATCAATTTTGCCAGAAATATCCAACACGGATTATGAAGGCGAAATCTCAGGCCAAGGCGACAAGGTTGTTATTCGTACAGTTCCGGCTGTAACGATCAATGACTACTCTGGCACAATCACAACTCAAGAGCTGACTACTGCCAAAGTAGAAATGTTGATTGATAAGAGTAAGTATTACTCTTTCAAAGTTGACGATGTATTGGCGGCTCAGGCTGACATCAACTTACTTGAAGGTGCGTCTACAGATGCGGCTGAAGGTATGCGAATTGCAGTTGAGACCGACGTACTTGCGGGTGCTGTTACTGGCGCTACTACTATTGGCGCTCAAACCACTATTACTGCGGCTAACATTTTAACCAACATCCTTACCATGTCTAAGCAATTAGACGAGCTGAACATCCCAGAAGAAGGCCGATTCATCGTTCTTTCTCCTGAGTTCATTAGCTTACTGAAGCAATCAGAGCTTCGTCAGGCTTACCTGACGGGTGATGGTACTTCACCTCTCCGTAATGGTTTGGTTGGTATGGTTGACCGTTTCAAAGTGTTCCAAAGCAACATGGTTTACACAGCGGCTTCTGGCGCAGATAGTGGTTATACCCACGTTCTAGCTGGACATCCAAAAGCACTTTCTTTTGCGTCACAGTTCACTAACACTGAAACTGTTCGTATGGAAAGCACCTTTGGTGATCAGGTTCGCGGATTGAAAGTATACGGCTCTAAGGTCGTTACTCCAGACGCACTTGTAGTTGGTAAGTGGACTTAATAGTCTGAACGGTGGGGGGAGGGAAACCTCCCCTTATTCAGGAGATACAGGTGACAAATAAATCAGCAACAAAAAAAGACGAGATTTTTGCTAAAGCAAAAGAAGACTTCGACATTAAATTAGACCGAAGATTAACTCTTGCACAGCTAGAAGAACAGGTTAAGCAACTGGCGAGAAATAAAGCCAACCCGCCACCTAAGGAAGAGCCCCTCGTCCCTAAACGAGTTAAAAATGTAATCACGGGTAATGAGTTTGATTACAACGCACTTTTTAAAGATAACCCCGATTTACAAATAATCGAATGGGAGACGAATGATGGCGACAACTAAGGTTATAGATATTTTAGATCGGGCAGGAATTATCCTTCAAGATAATACAAATGTTCGATTTCCAAATGAAGAGCTTTTAAAGTTTTTCAATGACGCGCAGAAAGAAGTTGTTCTGCACCGTCCAGATGCGAAGATGGTCAATACCACTTTCGCTTGCGCGACTGGTAGCAAGCAGACACTGCCTTCCGCCGCACTAAGATTAATTGAGATAGTCCGTAACGTAAGTGGTCGAGCTGTTACTCAGGTACAGCGCCGAATCCTTGACGAGACTCTCCCAAACTGGCATGAATCAGTCGCCGGAACAAACAAGATCGAGCATTTTGTTTATGATCCAGCCGACCCTAAAAATTTCTATGTCTACCCTAAAGCGACTAGCGGTACGCATTCTCTTGAGATTGTATATAGCTCTTCACCGTCCGAGATTGCCATTTCTAACTTCAGCTCAGACACG